ACATCGGGTGATGAAGGACAGATTGCCATGTTGCTGCCAGTGAAGTGCTTTGAGCATTTGTTGTTTGCTTATTTTAAGCAAGCAAGCATTAAGGGCATTGATAAGCATTCCGCCATGTCACGAGTGGCGAATCATTTGCGATTCAAGCCCCGCAAAAATGGCAGCACACCCACCGTCATTGAGGGCGATGGATCAGCATGGGATGCTTGCTGCAATAATGGAATTAGGGAGATCACCGAAAACAGGATCATCGAGCACATCATCCAATGCTTGGGAGAAGATGCTGAAGTACCAAAATCATGGATGCAGGAGTGCTTGAGAGATATGAAGAGTGCTAAGCTGTATGGCAAAGCTTGCACCGATGAAGAGAAAAGAAAGAATCCAGTCAGGGTGATTATCGATTCCATCAGGCAATCAGGCCACCGTGGGACCAGCGCATTTAATTGGCTTATCAATTATGTGTGTTGGATAAGTGTCATGTGCCAATGGCCAGATTCCATGGTTGTGAAGAGGAAGGGCCAGCTCCGTAAGGAGTATACATCATCATTTGATGGTAAGAAGTATGAGATGTGTTATGCGTTCGAAGGGGATGATTCGGTTCTTTCCACGAATGAACCCATTAGTGAAGAGCGCCAACAACACATCGTGGCACAATGGACCAGTCTTGGTTTTAGGATGAAGCTGGTGTTTGGTGGAGAGAAAATGACATTCACAGGATTTGATTTCCTGTGTGATGAGTATGGACCAACCCAGACATTCATCCCAGAGTTGCCAAGAAACATTGCATCATCATCATGGACATGCTCAGAAGAGGTGAAGAGCAACCCAGGAAAAGTGAATCAGGTCGGAGCCGCTGCTATGTTGGCTCGAGCTGAGAATTTCAAAGAGTGTGGTCCATTTGCGAAGTATTTTGCAGAGTTGGGATTGGCTCACACGAGGGTTTGTGGGGATTGTGCGATTGGGGAAGAAGGGGCTATGAGATTGGGAATTGCCCCAGTGGATTCAGTCGTTGAGAGGCTGAATGAGGCAGCGCTGGCCGCTGCGCCCATGAGCAAGGAAATGCGCAAGTTGGTGGAGAAGTCATGCTCCATCAGCTTTGAACAGGAAGCAAAATTGCTCACCTGCCATTTCGACAGTTGGCAGGCACCAGAGGCGCGGTGGCTCATTCCCACAGAGTTGTGGGATCGGGCTAAGAATGGTTTTGAAACAGCCCGGCGCTAGCCAGGGATAGGGCTTTTTGCCCTTTAATTTGGCAGCAAGTTTTGGTAATTAATAGTAGCTTTTGAGCTATTCCAGGGATTCCACCGTCCTGCTTACCGAGGGACGGATTTAGAAGGCCGTGGGCTCCATCAGTGGTATTGGGAGTCATTGTGGCAGATGAGGTACCCGCGCACGGGATATCGCAAATTACCGCGAACTCATCTGTCGGTAGGGAGTCACACCCCGAAGGCCTGACCTTATGGTTCAGT